AAGAATCCATTGAAAAAGCAAGAGAAGTTTTAGAAAATCCAGATTTTGTAATGAAAGGACCTTTTTATGATGATTTTTACGATAAGGATTCGGACATATATAAATCTGTTCAAAGAGGAGAAAGACTTATTTAATTTAAGAGAGTTAAAAGCTCTCTTTTATTTTTATAAATAATCAACAAGAGAGGTGAACTCATAACGAGGGCAACTCTCTTTTTTAATTTATAGGAGGTATAAAATGGCAGAAGAAACTAAAGTAGGGGAAGTTGAAAAAACAACGGCAACTACAAAAGAAATAACATTAGATGAGGTACTAGCTAATAAAGAAATTATGGAGAGTATCTTAAAAAGCGATGTTGTAGCAAAGCTTATTCAAGGAGAAGTTGATAAGGTTAGAACAAAAGCAAGTCAAGAAGGAAAAGAAAAAGAAAGTGAATTTGCTAAATATAAATCAGAAACAGATTTAAAGATAGCAGAACTTACTGCTTTTCAAAAGAATTATTTTAGAACAGAAGTTTTAAGAAAATCAGGGCTTGAAACTGACCTTTGGGATTATGTGAAAGGAGATACAGAGGAAGAAATAAAAAAAGCAGCAAATGAACTAAAGAAATTAATAGCAAAAAAAGCAGAAGAAACAGTTGGAGCAAAAGTACATACTGGAACTTCTTATGCTGGACTTACAAAGGAACAATTTGGCAAAATGACTTATACAGAAAAAGCAGAATTATATCAAAAAGATAAAGAAACTTATGAAAAGTTAATGAGAGGAGAATAAAATATGGCAAATGAAACAAAAGCAAGTGATTTAATAATTCCAGAAGTTATGGCAGATATGATAAGACAAGAATTACCTCATAAATTGGTATTCGCACCATTATTAGTAATAGATAACAGATTGGAAGGAATACCTGGTAATACATTAACAGTTCCTAAATGGGGCTTGATTGGAATAGCAGAAGATGTTGGAGAGTTAGAAGCAATACCTTATGAAAAATTAGCTACTTCAAAAGCTACTATGACAATTAAGAAAATAGGAAAAGGAGTTAAATTTTCAGATGAAGCATTATTATCAGGATATGGAGACCCTTTAGGAGAAGGTACTGCACAGTTAGCTATATCTGTTGCAAGAAAAATAGATGCTGATACTTTAGTTGAATTAAAGAAAGCTAAATTAAAATATAACAGAAAATCAGTTGAGTTATCTTATGAAGTTTTAGCAGATGCTTTAACTAAGTTTGGAGAAAAAATGGATATACCAAGAGTAATGTTTATAACTCCAGACCAATATGCACAATTAAGAAAAGACAAAAATTTCTTAGCTTTAAAAGATATTGCAGGTAAACCTTTAATGATGTCAGGAGTTATAGGAGAACTTTGTGGAGTACAATTAGTAGTTACAGCTAATCCTGAGATAACTACTACTAATGAAGTACAAAATCTAATAGTTGAATCTGGAGCTGCAGCATTATTATTAAAGAGAAGTCCACAAGTGGAAAAAGAAAGAGATATTGACCATAAAGCAACAAAAGTTAATATAGACCAACATTATGGAATCTACATAAAAGATGATACAAAAGTATTGTTATTGACAACAAAGAAACCTGAAATAACAGCTAGTGAAGAATAAAAGGAGATAAAAGGGAATGGCTATTAAACTAAAATTTTCTATATATAATAAAGCAGAAGATAAAATAAAAGAAATTTTAGAACTTGAAGTGAATGCTAAATTAAATGAAATAGAAGAAGCCGTCGTTCCCTTGACTCCTGTTGGAAAAAGTATAGAAGGAAGAACTGAAAAAAATCCTCTTGTAAGAAAAGGTTTAGCTAGACCTAAAAAGGGTTATACTGGGGGAAATCTTAGAGAAGGTTGGAATATTATTCCAGCTAAATTAAATGGAAGAAGAATTGTAGGATATATCTATAATTCTGTAGAATATGCAGGACATGTTAATTATGGACATAGAACAAGATTAGGAACTTCTGAAATAAAACGTGGAGCTAAATCAAAAGCATTTGGTAAACATTATATTGAAGGAGTATATTTTGTTGAAGAAGCTTTAATAAAAGTAGGATTAAGAAAAAGATTAGTAAAGAAAAAAGCTTTTTACAATGCTAGGAGGATTAAATGATGTATAATATCCCTCAATCTTTACTTGACAGAGTAAAAAGAGCAATGAAAATGGAAGAAGAAGATTTTAAGACTTATTTATCTTCATTAGAAACTGAAGCAGGAGTTTATGTTAAAAATTTATTATATGTAGATTTTAATAGTTTAGATGAAGAAAATAAAAAAATTTTTATTTCATTCTATTTACAATATGCTTTATATTCTAAGATAGAAAAAGATGAAATTTCACAAGATAAGTTAGATTTTTTACACACTTATATAAATGGATTTAATGAAAGAGTTGAAAAATTAGAAAAGGATAAAATAAATAAACAGACTGGGGGAGGTGTTGTATTTTTGTGATAGAAATACTTAGAGAAATTAAAGATAAATATAAAGCTTTAGATATAGAATGTGAAATTGCAGAGATAGATGACACTTTAATAGATGTAAAGCCTGTTGTTATTTTAACCCCTATTTCTGAAAGATGGATACATGATTTATTAGGAAATCCAAATAATAAGGAAGTAAGATTTAGAATACAAGTTTTTAAAGAACATATTGAGAAAGAATATGATATTGAAATTGAAGAAACTTTAAATCAATTAAAAGAAATTTTAATATCAAATGAAATTAAAAAGCATATAACTACATATTTGAGTACCAATATTACAAATGAATTAATAGAAGAAAATACAACAATATTAATTACAGCTGATATAAATTTAAAATTACATAGGAGGTAAAAGTGGGAGTAAATGTATATATAGGAAAGCAAACAGCAGAAAAAGTAAAGGCAACTCAATTAATAGATGCTGGGGCAACTGATTTTAATGTTGAAGAGAATATAACAGCTTTAGAATCAGAAGTATTTACAGACTTAACAGCAAAAGGAGATAGTACAGTTGGTAAAATTGAAGTCAATGGAAGTATTCCTATAGAACTTTCAAAAAAAGTTTTTGAAGAGTTAATGGCTGGAATCTCATATAAAAAAGGTACTGATGATTATAAAATGAGTACTGATAAACCTGTATTTTATACTGTTATATTAACTGATACAGATAATAATGAAAAATGGGAATATGTAGATTGCGTTATTTCAAAATTAGATATAAATATAGCTATTGGTGGATATGTAAAATCAACTATTGAAGTAATAGGAAAAACTTATGAAATAGGAACAGGTAATGTAGTAGGTGCAACAGAAAGAGGAGAAAGTTTAAGATGTCTATTCTCTAATATTAACCTTGGAGGTACAGATATTTCAACTGATATTGAGGGAGCAGATATATCAATAGATAATGGAATAGAAGCAAAAGGTTCATTAAATAGTTTATATAATGTAAAAATTAGAAGAACTAAACAAGTGGATACAAAAGTAACTATTCAAAAAAATGAATATGAAAAGAATAGTTTTAAAGACTTTAAGGAAAAAATGATAGCTGGAACTCCTGTTACTGCAACAATAAAATTAGGAGATTCAAGTCATAATGATTTGATAGTGATAGAAGCACCTAAATTATTTATCAACTCAAATAAAAGAGGAGATTATAAAGGTTCAGGAAGTCACAATATTGATTTACAAGCTTCAGTAAATAATACAGAAAAATCACATTTAAAAATTACTTTTAAAGACTAGGAGGATAAAATGATAAAAAAAATAAATGAAAATACTTATGTAGAATATAGAGATAGATTAACTGCTGGAGAAAAAGAAAGATATAAACATGCTAATTTACCAAAAGTCAAAGTAAATGAAAAAGGAGAAATGATTTATGATGTGGATAACTCTTATGAAAACTCTCCTAATTTTTATATTTTATCAAGAGTAGTTACAAAGATTGTTCAAGATGGAAAAGATATAACACCTAAAGACAAGAATGTATCTACATTTTTAGAAATGATGGATAATGACTTATATGAGGATAAATTATTAAATGATGTTTTAAAGGATATTTTAGGTAAAAATGGTTTTTTAGAACAGAAAGAGAAATCAGAGACAAATACAGAGATTTCTCAAGAGTAATTATAGCTATGAGTAAAGGAGTTGATTTAGACTTTTCTTTAGAAATGAACAAAGGATTAGATAAAATCTATTATAGAATAAATCAACTCCGAAAATATTTAAAATTTGATGGATTTTCTGGTAATTTTGACATAGCTTTTCTTCCTATGGCTGGAGGTATAGATGAGCAAGATTGGGAATGGGTAGAAGATATACAAATAGTGAAATATGAATTTAATAAAATAAGAAAATAGCTTATAATTTGACAAAGTCCTAACATTTATATTATAAAAAACTTTACACATTCAAAATTTTATGGTACTATAAGTTACAGATAAAAGCCTTATTAGCTAAGGATAATTAAATCGGGAATGACGGTAAGAATATCATTCACTCGTATGAAGACTGGGTTTATTCCAGTCTTTAACTTTTATTGGAGGAAAAATGGTAAAAATAGAGATTGTTTCAGTGAAGAAAAGTTTTTTTAAAATTTGTGATGATAATGAATTATTACATAATGATGATTTAAAAAGACCTTATCTTATAATTTTAAAGTTAAAATATAAAGATAAGAATATAGATTTTGCTATTCCTTTTAGATCTAATATTCCACCAAGTGCTAAAGTATGGGAATTTTATCCCTTACCTCCAAATAGCACAACAAAAGAGACTTACCATCATGGATTACATTTTATAAAAATGTTTCCAATAAAAAAAGAATATAAAGAAAAATTTTATACTTCAAAAAATATATTTTTTCAACAAGTTATTGAAGCTAAAATAAAAAAAGATTTAAAATTAATAGTTGAAAAAGCACAAAATTATTTAATAAAATATGAAGAAGATATTATCAATGAACATTCAGTAAATATTGATAAAGTAATAGAAATTTTAGACTTATAAAGAGAGATTTTCCCCTCTCTTTTATTTTTTGGAGGTACAAATGAATGTAAAAGAAATACCAACTTATGAATTAGTTGAGGAATTAGCAAAAAGAAAAGGAATAGAAAAAATTGAAATTGAACCATATAAAGTTAAAATAAAAAAATTAGAAGGTCCTATGATTGTATTAAAAATTATTGATTAATACCTTTTGTTTTATCTCTTGACAAACTCTAACATTTATAGTACAAATAGTATTATAAATTTATTAGTAGGAGAGATGTGAAAGATATGTTAACTATAATAATACTACTTTTTATTGCTTTATCTATATTATTTTTTTTTAGAAATACAGAAGAAAAGAAACCTCAACAAGAAGAAAAGTACTGTAGTAAAAAAGAAGATACTTTTGTTGGAGAATCTATTGAAAAAAATAGTAATAAATTGAATAAATTTCCTCGAAGTAATTTACAAGAAGAAACTCCTGTTTTAAATAAATTACTTGGAATAAATACTTCTACTTTACAAAAGGGAATTAATGATAAGTTTTCCAAAGATAATGATGATAAAAATAGATTAGAAGCTACTGTAATATTTTTAAATTGGGTAAATGGAAAAAGTATTTTAGCTAAAGAACAATATCCAGTATACTTTTTTTATGATTATAATATTAAGAATTGTACAAATTTTCATAAAAATTTAATCAAAGAATCTTTTTTGGAAAAAGCTGATTTTGAAAGTCATTTGAATAGCATGGTAATTTATGAACTTAAAGAGATATTAACTAAATATAATTTAAAAAAGACGGGGAAAAAAGAAGATTTAATAAAAAGAATAATGGAGAATGTAAATCCTGAGGAAGTAAGATTTGAAGAAGAAAAGTATGTACTTAGTAAAAAAGGTAAAGAATTTCTCAAAGAAAATGAATTTGTTTTAGAAATCAAGGGAACAAGTATAAGTGTTAGTGAATTTTTAAAAGAAAAATCTAGTATTAGTAAGCCTTGTTTTACAAGAGATATAATGTGGAAAATTTATAATGATAAATCACTTGAATATTTTTTAAAAAAAGAGTTCGGTTCATATAACCAAATTATAATAGAAATGGCACAATTATTAGGCAACGAAAATAATAAGAAGTTAGAGCTTTCTTTTTTAATTAAAGCATTGTATTCTGATTTAAGTGGAATGAAAAATAGTAATTTTCTTTGTTCTAAAAAAACTTTATTTTTAACTCCTTATATAGCAATAAATATATATGAATTAAGGGAGTATTTTTCTGAAAATATGATAGATGATTGTTTTGTTGTAAAATTTCCATTCCATTATTGTACTAAAGAAGTTTTTAAAGAGATTGTAAATGATATTCTTTCAGATGATAGTTTTGGGATAAATTTGGAAAAATATTTTGATAGAATGAATAAAGGACCTGAATTTGGTGAGTTTCTTGATTAAAGATTAGAGAGCTTTTTAGCTCTCTTTTATTTTTTAAAAATTTCTCTTGACTTTTTGCCGTCAACAATTTATAATATTGTTGTCGTCAGAAAGGAGTGTGAGAAATGGATGACAAAAAAAAGATAGGGAGACCTAAATCTTTAAAGCCAAAATCAATAAAATTGACAGTTAGAGTTGATGAAGAAACTAATAAGATTTTAGAAGATTACTGCAATAGGAAAAATAAAACTATTGTAGAAGGTGTAAGAGATGGAATAAACTATTTAAAAGAAAAATAAAAGAGTGATATTCTAAGCCCTGAGAAAGTTTGAAATATCACTCCACACCAAAGTATTGGTATGTAAATATTATACACTGCATATCTCTATTTTGGCAACTAAAAAATTAAAATGGAGGTATTTTTTTATGGAAAGAGAAAATAAAAATTTATTATTGTATTTTGTTGAATTAGGGGCAAGAAAAGGAATTTTAAAAGACAGAGTTGCAGAAGAAAAGGAAAAGCTATTTGAAATATTATCAGAAGTTGAAAAGATTTTAACATCAACTAATAATAATCAATTAAATGTAAAATTAGAAAATATGGTTAATGATGTAATAGAATTAACACAACATCAATATTTTGAATATGGAAAGATTGCTAATACTATTGAAGAAGAATATCAATTAAATTACAATCCATTTGAAAGAAAAGTTGATTAAAATGGAAGAAAAGACAATAAATGAATTGTTTGGACTATTGAAGGAAATTGTATTAATCGTAAATGGAGGTAAATAATGAATAATTTAAAAAATAAAAATGAGATAATAACAATAAAAAATGTAAGAGGATATATGGATGAAAAAGGCACTGCTTGGTTAAATCTTGAAGATGTTGCAAGAGGTTTAGGATTTACTCAAATTAAAAATAAAAAGGAATATATAAGATGGGAAAGAGTAGCACAATACTTAAAAGAAATAGCTTTCCCCACAAGTGGGGAAAATGATTATATTCCTGAAAATATATTTTATAAACTTTGTATGAAAGCTGATAATGAAGTTGCCAGAAAGTTTCAAGATAGAGTATGTGATGAAATTTTACCAAGTATCAGAAAATATGGAATGTATGCCACAGATGAATTATTAGATAATCCAGATTTAATAATAAAAATGGCAACTAGATTAAAAGAAGAAAAAGCTAAAAATAAAGAGCTTGAAGATAAGATGAAAGAGAATAAACCTAAAATAATATTTGCAGATTCTGTTGAAACTTCAAAAAATACAATTTTAATAGGAGAATTAGCAAAGATAATAAAACAAAATGGAGTTGACATAGGGCAGAAAAGATTATTTACTTGGTTAAGAGATAATGGTTTCTTAATTAAAAGAGAAGGAACAGATTATAATATGCCAACTCAAAAATCAATGGAGTTAGAATTATTTGAAATAAAAGAAACAGCAGTAACACATTCTGATGGACATATCTCAATAAATAAAACTCCAAAGGTTACAGGTAAAGGGCAAGTATACTTTGTAAATAAGTTTTTAAAAGATATAGCATAATTAAACTAAGAGGAGTACAAAGCTCCTCTTTTTTTATTTGGAGGTGAATTATGAAAGATGAAAGTGCAGATATAACCTTAGAACTTCAAGCTAGTTTAGATGGAAATATAAAAGAAGATTTAGAGAAAGTTAATGAAGAAATAGAAAAAATTGGTGATACAAGCCAAGATAATTTTGGAAAAGCCTCTGATTCAGTTGATAAATTTGGTAAAAACTCAAATGAAGCTAATGAAAAAGTTAAAAAAACAGATGATTCTATAGCTTCATTAGGGAAAACTGCTAATAAAGTAAAACATAGCCTTATTTCACTTCCAAACAAATTAGCTACTGCTACTGAAAATGCAACACTAAAAATAAAGAAAATGGAAGAAAATTTATCAGGACTAGGTAGAATATCTGGAATAGCTTTTGCAGGTATGGCTGGAAGTGCAACCTTAGCAGTAAAAAAGTATGCAGACTTTGAAGCAGGAATATTAAAAGTAAAAACTATATCTGATAGAAGTTTTGAAGAAATTAAAAAGTTAGCAGAAGATTTATCAGTTAAATATGGACTTTCTGTGGAACAGATAACAGAAGGAAATTATCAGTTAGTTTCATCTATGGGAGATGTAGCTAATGCACAAGAAATATTAGATACATCAGCTAAATTATCTATAGCAGGTTTTACAGATTATGAAAGTGCTATGAATGGTTTAGTTTCAGTTTTAAATGGATATAAGATGGAAGCAACAGAAACTGGAAGAGTTGCTGATATTTTAATGACTGTTCAAAATAAAGGTATTACTACTATCAACGAATTACAAGGAAGTTTAGCAAGAGTCACAAGTTTAGCTAATAATGTAAATGTATCATTTGAAGATTTAGCTGCAGCATTAACAACAATAACAGCAAATAAGGTTGAAACAAGTGAAGCTGTTACTTCATTAAGAAGTGCTTTTGCTGAATTAGGAAAATCAAGTACTGTTGCCTCAAAGAATTTTAAAGAAGCTACTGGTGAAATGTTTTCAGAGTTTATGAAAACCCATACTATAGTAGATGCAATTCAAAAATTAGAAGAATATTCCAAGAAAACTGGTAAATCATTTACTGATTTATTTGGTTCAGTAGAAGCAGGAAATGCAATAATGAATTTGGCTGGAGGAAATCTTACTAAATTAAAAAATAGTTTAGATGATGTAAAAAATTCTAGTGGAACTGCAAATAAAGCATTGGGAGTTTTAGATGAGGGAGCTGATAGGGCTTTTTCAAAGTTGAAAGAACAAGCGAATAAAGTTGTAAGAGAAATTGGAGAAGCTTTAATACCAACTGTTAAAGATTTAACAAAAAAGATTTCAGAAATAGATTGGAAAAAAGTATTTAGTCAAGAAAACATAGATAAAATAACTTCAACTATAAAAGTAGTTGGAATTTTAACAGGAGGAATTTGGGCTTTAAAAACTGCAATAGGCAGTGTAAAAGTTGTATTAGAAGCTATTAATGGAATTATGGCAACTGGTGCTGGAATAAAAGCTTTATTAGGTTTAATAGGTAGTGGATTTTTTACAAAAGAAGTGATAACAACTACAACTTCTGGAAGCTTTGGAGGAGCAGCTATATTTGGAACAGCTGCTGCTGGTGGAACAACAGCTAGTGTAACTAAATTAGCAGCAGGTCCATTAGTAAAAGCATTACCATATGTTGCAGGATTATATTTAACATATAAAGGAAATCAAGTTGCAACTGAATTAGAAACAAGAGCTTTAAATACAAGAACAAATTTGTCTAACTATAAGACAACCTCTGAAAGAAAAAAAGCTTTAGAAAAAGATATTGAACTAGCTAAAAAGCAATTAGAAATATCAAAACAAGCTGATGCTCAAGGAGAAAGTTATGCAAACCGTACTGAGAAAATTGAGAAGAAACTAAAAACTTTAAAAGAAGAATATACTCGCCTTAATAATTCAAATGAAGGATATTTAACTGTAGGAAATAGTTCAAAAAGTAATATTGAAAAATGGCAAAAATTAGAAGAAAAATTAGATAGTTACAAGAAAAAAGTATTTAAAAGTAAAGATGAAATATCAAAAGTAATAACAGAACTTTCAAAAGAAGGTGCTAAAGATTATCAATTAAAGTTCTTTGAGAATTTAAAAAAAGATTTCATTGACACAGATATTCCTAAAATAATTGGGGGAGGTTCAGGAGATAAAAAAAGTAGTTCAAGTAAAGGAAGACAAAGTGAAAAACAAGACAAGATTGATGATGTCAAAAAATTATTTAAAGAATATGAAGATTATTTGGTAAAAGCTCCTAAGATATCGGAATTAACTGGTTTAGATAATAAAGAAATATTAGAAGAAAAAGTTTCATATTTAAGATCTGCATTACAAAAAGCAGTTGAAGTTGGAGCTACATCTCTTATTCCAACATTAAAAGCAGAATTTGATAAGGCTTCTAAAGAGTTGAAATTGAAAATTAATGAAATTGATTTTGATAAAGCAAAAGAAAAATTAACTAAAGAATTAGCAAAACTTCAAGAAGAAGATATAACAAAAATAGGAGCATACAATCCTAAAAGTTCAAAAGAAATTGCTTATGAAAAAGATGTTGCTGAGTACAAAGCATTAAAGGATTTTACAGATGCTATAAAAGAAGGCACTACTGAATTTCAAAAAGCAGAACTTCAAGAAATGATGGCTAAAAAAGATAATTTAGCAAAAAAAATTAGACTGTATAATCAAGAAGATAAAGCTATAAAGGAAAGAGTTGCTAAAATTGAATCTATTACTAATGGACTTTCATCATTATCTGGAGGAATATCATCAATTGGAGCACAAACTGGAAGTAGTACATTATCTAATCTAGGAAGTTTAATAGGAGGGATGCAAAGTTTAGGAACAGCTTTTGGAACATTAACAGGACCAGCTACAACAACAGGAAGTTTAGCTTCTATTTCAGCAGCAAGTGGAATAGCAGCAACAGCAGGTGCAGGACTTGTAGCAGCAGGAGCAATAGCAACAGGAGTTGGAGCAGCAATAGGAATTGCAATGATAGCAAATTCAATGATTGAATCTAAAGCTAAGAAAAAAGCTGCAGGTATTGATGCTAAAAATAAAGAAAATGAAAATATATATTCTGAACAAACTAAGGCAATGCAGCAACTAACACAAGCTTTAATGAGAAATTCTGAAATAATAAAAAGTTTCTCAGATAGAATGCTAAGTGATGTAGCAAAAAATCCTACTTTAAAGAGTATATATGGTGGAGAAAAAAACTTTGAAAATCTTTATACATCAATGGTAAATGGAAAACATTTTCATGATATATCTGCACTTGAAAAAGGCTCAGCAAGTATTAGAAAAATGTTTAGAAAAAAGCATAAGGATACTTATACTGCAGTAAATGTCGGGGAAGCTCAACTACTAAAGTATCTTGGCTTTGATAAAACTGAACTAGATGCTTTTAATAATAGTGAATTAAGACAGTTGAATAAAGTTTTAAAAAATGTATCTCATAATGACTTAGTAAAAGCTACTGGAAGAAACTTAACTCAATCAAATTTAGATGAATGGAAAAAGCAAATATCTGAGTTTGTATCACAGTTAGATATATTAGAAAGAGAAAAAAAAGGACTATTTAATGGAGCAACACTTGAAAGCCTTACTGGTATAGACTATATTTCTGAAAAGAAGTTGATAGAAGAATATACAGAACAATTTAAACAAATGGGGCTTGTTGGCGATAAATATAATACAACTATTAGGGAAATGGCTAAAAATAATCAAGTCTTAGTTACTGCTATGCAAGATGTGAGAGCTCAGACAATCGAAGGGCTAGCAAGTGGCAATGGTGGATTTGTGACTTCTATGAAAAGCTATTTTGAAAAGATATTTAAAAATGCAAGTTCTATTGCTTATGATGTAGCTTTTTCTGATTTGGATAGATACTTTAATGATGAATTTAAGAAAATATCTGAAAAACTTGTAAATATCAAGAAAACTGGAAAGCTCAACTTTAATAACTTACTTTCTGGAATAGATTTTAGCAAATTAAAATTAGCTGAAGGAATAGAAACGCAAGCTAAAAAGTCTCTTGATACTATAAAGCAATTTCTATTGAGTAGAGGTATTGATATATCAATTATCAATAAAATACTTCCAAACAGTGATTTTAATGACAAACTAAACGATATGAAAAATGCTTTAAGTTCAGCAATGAATGATGCTCAAAAAGAAAAGAAATTTGATAGCTTTACAAAAAGTTTAGGAGAATCTTTATATGAAAGTACAAAAGCTAGTTTAATAAAAGCATTTTCAGAAAGTTCAGTGTATCAAGGTTTAATATCTAAGTTTATAAATACTAAGGATATGAAAGCAGAGATAGAGAAAGTTGGAACATTTGAGGGAGCATTTAACATTATAAAGAATAAACTAAAAGATTTTGGTTATAGATTAGAAAGCAATGGACTAGGTGGGTTTGATGCTATAAATAATAAAGATAGTATTGAAAATAAACTTGGCAATGCTTACTATCAAGACAAATCTTCTAATATAGAAATAAAGGTTACTAATAATTTCTATGAAAAGGTTTATGGGGTAGATGACTTGGATGGAAGAATTTTAAAAGGAGTAAATAAAGGTATAGAGCTTTGGACTAAAAAACCAAAGGTGAGACCATAGGAGGAATAATGCAAAAGTTAAGTATGGAAAAAGATAGTCATTTATATGTGGCTAAGATAACTAATATATCTAAGGATAGTGATATTACAGATTATATTGATAGTTGTAATATTACTTTACCTAAAGCTAGTGAAATTTCTTCTATGGAAGCTAATTTTATTCTTGATGAAAAGTTAGTTGATACTGGAAATGAAGTAAAAATAGAAATTCTTGATGAAGTTGGAAATTTACTTTATGAACTGCAAGGAATGGCAACTCTTGAAAGAAGAAATAAAAGCTATACTGGAAAAGAAACTTTTACATATTCTATTAAAGATAGCTATGACAAGTTATTTGATAAGGTAGTCCCAGAAACAATGGTCTTCTTTGATTTATTTTTTTGTAATACTAAAGACAAACATAATTCACTGCTTCATATTGTTGCATCTAAATTAGGTTTTAGAGATGACCAAATTGATTTTAAAGATATAGCTTTTAATGATGGAAGTTTAATGAGAGTACCTTTTGTTCTTTTTGAACAAGATGAAAGGTGGGTTGATATTTTACAAAGATTTATTAAAGCTACTGATAGTATTTTATATATTAAGAATAAAAAATTATTTTCAAGACCTCGTAATTTTATGTTAAATGAGGTTTTAAAGTTTAATAGGACTAATATTATCACTGAAGTAGAGGAAGTCTTTAAAAGTACCTTATACAATGGAATCAGGGTAAACTATGATAGATTTATTAAATTACAAAATCAAGTTGTTTTTAATTTATCTCAAAAGATAATAGTTGATAAAAGTAAACCTATTGGAACTAAGGATATACAAAGTATGAGAATAACTTATACAACTTCAAGTGTATCTAACCCAACTTTAACAAAAGGTACTGCATATTACTTTACAAGAGAAGATGATATAAAAAGTAAAGTTGATATAAAGCTTATAAAAGGTACTCATTACTCTATTGAGGAATGGAAAGAAACACAAGCAATAGTAAAGTTTTTTAATCCATATCCTTATAAGTTATATATAGAAAATTTTGAAATAAAAGGTCTACCACTTGTGAAGTATCAAGATAATGAATCAATTATCAAAAATCTTAATGTAATTGAAAAACACGAGGAGAATTTTATATCTATACAAAAAAATAGGGAAGTTCAAACAGAAAAACTTGCTAAACATATTGCTTTATCTGAATATAAAGCACAAATATTAAATAATAGAAATTTTAATTTTAATACTTATTTTTTAAAAGATATTGAATTGGGAGAAGTTTACAGTTTAGAACTTGAAGATATTAATACTATTGTAAGAGTAACAAATATTCAAATATCTTTAAAACCTGCAGAATTTGAAATGAGAATAGAAACTGAATGTGTTGAAAATGATGGGGACTTTAATTATTCTAGTATCTTATCTGGAAAAGGTAATAATAACTTTATAGAGTTGAAGAATCTTGAAGAAAAGATAGATGAAAATAGTAAAAATCTAAAAGTTTTAGATAGAGATGTTAGAAGTAAGCTTTTTAAACAGAAAACAGAGCCTAATTTAGCAGATGTAAAAGAAAATGATATTTGGTTAAATCCAGATACAAATGTATGGAAGAAATTTTATAATGGAGTATGGAACTCTATTAGTGAAGAAGAGATTTTACCAGCAATGAAAATGTATAATTCCATTGAAGGAAATATTATAAAGCTACAAGGCACAGCTGATAAGGTTGGAGCTTATCTTTTAAATGATGGAGAAAAGTTTGGAAGTCTTAATGGAGAATTAGCACACGTAACATTTGATAAATTAGGACAATTTGAAGCAGAAAACCCAAATAATAGAGTTGCTTTAAATATTAAAGACCTAGCTAATCCTAATATTGTAACATCACAAATACTTTTAGGGGTTACTGATATAACAGATAAAAAATATAAAGATGTAGCATTTCAAGTCGGGGATGAAGCAACAGGGCATTATATACAATTTAAAAATAGGCAAGCAAGAGTTGTAGAGAATGGGAAAACCATATCTAGTGTTAGTAAGTCATTAGAAAATGGAGATTTTACTATAACTGGTAGGACAAATTTTGATGGTGCAGCAAGATTTATAAGTAGAGGGACAAATGAAGTTATAACTATTGCTAATGGTTCTATTGATTTTTATAGAAATGGGCAGAGACTAACTAGAATTAAGAATATTAGATATGGAACTATATCTACAGATAGTAAGGGAAAAGGAATTGTAAATTTCGTTGGTTTTCAACAACCAATGATAGTTTTACCTACTATAAAATCAGCAAATTTTGGAAAAAATATGGCAAGTATTCATTGTTTTGCAGAACATATATCAGGTACTCAGTATAGATTTTATGTCTATGGAACAAATGAAGATTATAGAGAAGCGAATCCAATTAAAGTCGTTGGAACTCGTTGGAGTATGAATAATGTTGTTATTACAACACTTTTGGGTATAACTGGTTTTACAGATAGCATACATGTGAAAGAGCATTTTAAATTTATCAAACAATTAAGGGTAAGGGAAGAAAGGATTCCTGAACATAATATAAAATATGAAGATTATGAAAAGAAAAATAGTTATATAAAAATTAAAAAAACACCATTAGTAAATATAAAAATTAAAAGAAATGCTGAGATTATTTTTAATAAAAACTATGGAATCAATTTCAATTACAATTTAAATAGTAATCCAATGTTAGAGTATAGTATAGGTTCTTTAAATATAAATTCTGCTTTTAATATATTAAAAAAATTTACTGCAAGAACTAATGTTGTATATACATTAGAAATACAAATTCTTGAAAGTAAATTAGAAATTGAAGGAGAATATTTTTTAAAAAGCTATTCAGGTAACAGTAAGGAAGGTTATGATGTTATACACTACAAAGGATTCGATGGGATACTTTTTAATTTAACACAGGCTCATTTTAAAGGTTTATCAATAACAGCAAGTGCAGAAACTTCTACTCTATCTAATGCTACTGGAAGTGGAGAAGTTCAATACATAGCAATGGAGGTAGATTAATGTATTTTTATTTAAATAAAGAAAGATTATTAAATGGAGAAGTAATTGTAATGTTTCAAACAGAAAATCAAATACCAAATTATAAGGAAATTACAAACTTTGGAGAGTTAGTAGAGTTTAAAGGAGATAATATCCCAGCTGTTTGGGAATATTCAGAAGCAGAAGATGTCTTATATGATATAAATGATAAGCCTAGTCCTTATCATATTTTAAAAAATAAAAAATGGGTAATTGAAGATAACAAGGGATTCAAAGAATATTGCGATAATAAAGTTAATATCATAAAAAATGAAATACTTGATTATGGATTTGATTATGAGATAAAGGGTGTAAAACATAGACAGAAATGTAGAGTTAAAGACATTACATTTATGGCTATAACTGCCCTTGTTATGTTTCTTGTAAAGACATTCTTACATAAGGATATAACTAGAACTTGGTATTTTGAGGATGATTTTGGTTATGAAATGGATATGGTAAAGCTAGTTCAATTAATGTTTTATGGAAGCAACTTTGTACAATCTGTATATGATACTGAGAACTATTACAAGACTTTAGAAGAACCTACACTAATAAATAAAGTAGATTATGAGGCTAAAATAAAAGAGTTTATGACAGGAGGTAACTAATGGAACATATAACAAATGTTTTAGTTTATTCAAATCGTTGCGAAGTCTTAGATAGTCATACATTTACTGTTGGAGATAGAGGTTTTCCACACATAAGATTAAAGTTTTTATATATGTTTGGAGCAGAAACACTGCAGGGAAAGCAATTAGAACTTAAATATATACTCCCAGATAGAAGTTATCAAGTTGAAAAGATAGTTATATCTGGAAAAGATGAAGCTTTATTTCCAATTCATTATAGTGTTTTTGTTAATGGCGGTTGGACTACTCTAAAAGCAACTATTATAGAGGGAGCAAACAGAATATCATTAGATGACATAATCATAAAAACTAAAAGACTTGAAGTAGGACAAGAGTTTCAAGATAAAGAGGTAAAAGCAATTGTACAGGCTGAAATATCTAAAAGAACAGAGGAAATAAAGGCTACAGCAGAAG